CCGGTGCGGAGGCCCGCTCCAACTAGGTTGCGATGGGGTCTGTATGATCTGCCTGCGTCGGCAGGGTGATGAGTATGCGAGGACGGGGGATATCCGAGATCCAGGCAGAACAACTCCTACTGCAGGACCACGCTGTCGATCGACCTCAATTGGGGGCGCGACGAGGCCGGGCCAGAGGAGTTCGCGAGGATGATCGACAGCGTCTGCAGCCGGTACCTCAAGCTCAACCTGGCGGCCTACCGGCGCCACGGCACGGTGGAGTTCCGGCAGCACGCCGGGACCACGAACGCGACGAAGATCTGGCACTGGGTGGTCCTCACGCAGGCCATGGTCGAGAAGGCGGCCGGCGGGCGGCTCAGCCTGACCGCGGGGACCCTGCCGAACTGGGAGCGCGTCAAGCAGGCGATCGGGCTGACCACCTACTGGGGCGGCAGCGAGACCGAGCAGGCGGCAGCGAAGTACTACAGCGGCCGGAGGAAAGCCCTCCAGGCCGCCAGCGTGTGAGGTGAGTGAGGTGAAAGCGATCGAGATCACGACAGAGGACGGGGCGAGGTTCTGCGGCGCGGCGCCGCGGGCAGTGGTGCGAGCCATGGCGAGAGACTGCTGGCACGCGCCCAGGACAGATCAGTATATGTATGAGGTGGCCAATAGGTGCTCGGCGTGGGACGGCACGGAGATCCGTGCCGAACGCCCAGCGGAGTTCCTGGCGGACCTGCTGAGGGCGGGGGTCATCCGGGAGGCAAGGCGCGGCGACGAGCGGCTCGCTCCGGAGGACCTGGAGAACCTGGAGGCCCTGGGGGACGGCGCATGATACGCGCCGACTTCGACCGGCTGCTGGCATGGATGGAGGACCGCGAGCACGACCTGCTGGGGTACAAGCGAGGCGAGTACGCCAGCGAGGAGGACGTGCTGCAGAACTTCCGGCAGAACGCCGATTTCCTCGGCGTGACGCCGGAGTCCCTGTGCTTCGTGTACGCCATGAAGCACATCCAGTCCATCGGCAGGGCCGTGAGCGACCCGAGTGCCACGCTGACCTGGGAGTCGGGCGGGCACGAGGGGCTCGGGCAGAGGATCTCCGACGCCAGGAACTACCTGGTGCTACTGGCCGCGATACTATCGGAAAGGGGGCAGGGACATGAAGACAGGACTAGAGATAGCCGACCTGCGGGGCCGGAAGACGGTGGAGTGGATCTGGAAGCACCTCCCGGCGGGGAGTAAGCCGGGGGACAGCGACGCCGAGGAACTGGACCGGCTGCTCGTCGAGGACGGGCTGGCGCCCGAGCGGGCGGCGCTGCGGCTGTTCGACACGGGCACGCCGCAGCGCCGGCTGGAGGGGCTCAAGTACCTGGCCCGCCAGCGGGAGGAGATCATCATGTCGCTGCTCGGCGACTCGGTCGACGACCTGGTCGACCAGATCATCGAGACGGGCAGCGCCGAGATCCACCCGAGGCGCATCAGGCGCGTCGTGGGAGCCGCGGAGAAGGTGGGGCTGAGGGTTGAGGTTATCTCGGTCGTGAGGCTCGTGGGGCGGCCGCACAGGCGCGCCAGCGAGGAGCGCGCGGCCGGCGAGGAGGAGACTAGGAAGGGAGCAAGGGAAGAGACTGGAGAGAAGGAGCCCAGGGGCGACCGGGAGCTCGCACCGATGCCCTGAACAGTCCACATATANCCATTCATCCTATTTTAGAGCATATGCTCAGGCTGCCAGATGGTGTGACCCTCGACGACGTGTTCGCGGAGCTGCCCGACATAGGCAATGACCCGGACGTCCGGGCGATGGTCACCGACATGTATGAGAGCGGGTGCTCGGTGTACAGGGCCGCGGCCAACAGGTTCGCCACGGGCGAGACCCGGCGCGCCTATGAGACGCTCTACTACCACCTGTTCCGCGCCCAGCGGAGGATCTACCAAACGTTCGACACCCCGGTCGACAAGATCATCGAGACCCTGATGACGGACGGCCAGATAGTGGTCAACCGCGAGAGGATACCCGAGATCGAGCTCGCATGCAAGACCCTGGGGATCCCGGTGACGCTGAAGACCCACATATCCGTGCAGCGGGGGTGACCTGGTGACCGAAGCCCCGGCNGTGGCCCAGGAGGACTGGGAGCGGCTGCCGAACGAGCCCGACCTGGCGTGGGCGGCGTTCAAGGCGTTCCGCGACATGGGCGCCAAGTCCAGGGTGATCAAGGCCGTGGCCGACGGCATGGGCCGCCGGCCCACGCAGGTCTACAAGTGGGCAAGCGCGTACCGCTGGCGCGAGAGGGCAGAGGCCTACGACCGGTTCCTCGACGCCCAGGACGTGCGGTACGCCGAGGAGCTCCGCCAGCAGGGGCTCGAGCGCCGGTCCAAGGTGGCCGACATGATGCTCGACGTCGCCGAGGCCCAGCTCAGGAAGTGGATCGACGACTCAGTCATGGGGATCTCGCCCAAGATCACGCCGGCCGACGTGGCCCGGCTGGTCGAGGCCGGGGTCAGGATCCAGAGGCTCGAGAACGGCGAGTCGACCGAGAACCTCGGGGTCTCCGGCCGGATCACGACCATTCCCGACGCCGAGCTCCTCGACCGCGCCCGGGAGATCCTCAGCCGCGAGGTGAAGCGGTGAGCGGCCGCGGGCCGATCGGGAGCCGCCTCGAGCGTGCCATGGCGCAGGCGAGCCCGGCCGGGTTCGCGCAGATCACGTCCAATGGCCGGTGGAGGATGGCTCCGCACCTGCAGCTGGTCGACCAGGCCCTGGTCAGGATCGCCCGCGGCGAGTCCGACCGGGTGCTCATCTGCATGCCACCGCGGCACGGCAAGTCCGAGCTGGTCTCCGCCAACACGCCGCCGTGGTTCCTGGGGATGTTCCCCGACAAGCGGGTCCTGCTGACCTCCTACGAGGCCGATTTCGCGGCCCAGTGGGGGCGCCGCGCGCGGGCACTGATCAACGAGTTCGGGGGCCTGTTCCCCGAGCCGATCGCCGTGGACCCCGAGTCGGCGTCGGCGTCGCGGTGGAACATCCTCGGGCACCGGGGCGGGATGCAGACGGCCGGCATCGGCGGCCCGCTGACTGGCAAGGGCGCCGACCTGGCCATCATCGACGACCCGATCAAGAACGCCGAGGAGGCCTCCTCGCAGAGGGTCCGGGACGCTCACTGGGACTGGTACCAGTCGACCCTGTACACCCGGCTCGAGCCGGGCGGGGCGATCCTGCTGATCATGACCCGGTGGAACGAGGACGACCTCGCGGGCCGGCTCCTCGAGGAGGCGCGCAACGGGGGCGACCAGTGGGAGGTGATCTCGCTGCCTGCCCTGGCGGAGGGGCCGGACGCCCTCGGGCGCGAGGAGGGGCAGGCCCTGTGGCCGTCACGGTACCCGGNCCAGAAGCTGCACGCCATCCGGCGCACCCTGGGGTCGTTCTGGTTCGCGGGGCTGTATCAGCAGCGCCCGGCGCCGATCGGGGGCGGGCTGTTCAAGCGCCACTGGTTCGAGATCGTGGACTCGTATCCGGCCCGGTGCTCGAGGGTGCGCCACTGGGACCTGGCCGCCACCGCGGGCGGCGGGGACTGGACCGTGGGGCTCCTCCTGGCCGAGCGCGACGGGGTGTTCTACATCGTCGACATCCGCAGGGACCAGCTCGATCCGGCCGGGGTGGAGTCCCTGGTCAGGAACACGGCCGCGATGGACGGCCACGAGACCGCGATCCAGATGGAACAGGAGCCCGGGTCGTCCGGGCGGAACACGATCGACCACTACNCCCGGAGGGTGCTCCTGGGCTACAACTTCAGGGGGGTCCGGGCGACCGGGAGCAAGGTGGAGCGGGCGAGACCCGTTGNGGCCGCGGCCGAGGCCGGGAACATCAAGATCGTCCGAGGGCCGTGGAATTCGGCGTTCCTGGACGAGATCACGGTGTTCCCCAACGGCAGGCACGACGACCAGGTCGACGGCCTCACCGGGGCCTTCNCCGGGCTGACGCTCTACGGCGGCGCCCGGGGGGAGGTGGCCGGGATGGNCGAGGCCNTCGGCGAGCAGATCGCCTGGGAGCACGACGACCCGGGGGTCTACGAGTGGGGCGATGATATACCCGGGATGTGACGTTTGAGACACAAACCGTGCGGGGAGTGAGAATGGCAAAGGGAGTCAGATCAGCAGAGCCCAGGGGTGAGGAGGGCACGCTCTACGTGTCCTCTGCGGGCCAGACGTTCACCCAGCCGAGGATCGACGCGGACCGGATCCTGAAGTACCAGGACAACATCTACCTGGCCGGTGCGCTGGACAAGCAGCAGCGGATCCTCTTCCAGGACCGCAAGCGGTTCGCGGTCCGGGGGATCGACGAGAACGGGGAGGACGTGCCCGAACTCACGTCGGCGCTGACCGCGATGTGCAGGCGGCCCGAGGTGGACCTCTGGTTCAGCATGCAGGTCGCGTGGCGCGAGTCGGCCACGTGGGGGCCGGCGCTGTTCAACCCGGTGTGGAACTGGGAGGGGGGCGAGTACGTCCTGCAGCGCCTCCGCCACCTGCCGTCGGAGACGTTCTCCAGCGCGGGCGGCGCCATGTCGGTCATCCGAAACCCGATACTCCCGGGGATATGCCTCGACGAGGATGGGGAGGTGCAGTTCTGGCAGACCCAGCCGGACGGCACGGTCCGCAGGTTGACCAACGTGGTCATGATGAGCGACCCGGTGCGCCGGGGCCTGCTCGGGGGCAAGCCGCTGATCCTGCCGGTGATCCCGGTCATCACCATGCTGAACTTCAGCTGGACCGGGCAGATGCAGCAGAACAACCGGCTCGGGGCCGGGGGGCTGTTCTTCATCAAGGTCACGAACCCGATCGGTGACGACAAGCAGTACGCCCAGCAGATCATCAAGAACATCAGCCGGGGCGTGGGGTATCAGCTGCGCCAGAACATGGAGATCGTGAACCTGGGGATCTCCGAGACCACCACGGCGGCGGAGACCATCGGGATCCTCGACAGCCTGATCGCCAACTACTTCTCGCCCAGCTCCGCGATCTCCAGGGAGGGCACGCTGATCGGCGGGTCGGCTGAGCCGGAGTACGACCTCTACATGTCCTACGTCATGGGCCAGCAGAGCTGGGTGGAGGCCGCGTTCGAGAGGCTGCTCGACCCCTACCTGGCTGCCAACGGGTGGGACGGGTGCAGCGTGGTCGTCGACATACCCGAGCCGAGCGCCGACATGACAAAGGCGTGGATCGACGTGGTCAAGGCCGGGTACGAGACCAAGACAATGGGGCTGAACGAGCGGCGTGAGGCCCTGTCCCGGTGCGGCATCGAGCTCGGCAACCTCACGCCCGAGGAGCAGGCGGCGCTCATGGACGAGTTCGGGGTCCTCTCCGACACGGCCCAGGAGATGGGCATGCGCCGGGCAGAGCTCATGACCCGCATCGCCGGGATCGACCGGCTCGACCCATACGCCCTGGTGTCCCAGGACGACCAGGTGAGGTTCTTCCGGCAGGCGCTCGGGCTGCCGCGCGAGGACGCCCGGGAGGAGTAGATGGCGCGCAGGCTCTCGCCGCAGATCCGGAACGACCCGACCCGGACGCTCCGGCTGATCGAGAAGAACGAGCGGGCCGCGGCGAGGCTGGTCCGCGCCTACTACGCCGACGTGGTCGGGGTGGTCCGCGAGGAGATCAGGGTGCACACCGGGGTCGAGCTGGACATCCTGGACGGCATGCTCCGGCGCACCGACGACCTGGCCCGCCTGCTCGGCGAGGACCTGGCCGAGCTGGCCGAGAGCGGCACGTGGGACGGCTACGCCGCGGGCTATCGGTTCGGGTCGGTGGCGCTGGGCGCCGAGATCGGCGAGCGCCATGGGGCGTGGCGCAAGATCGGTGTCCTGGTCGAGTCGTACCAGGGCGAGTTCGCTGGCATGACCGCGGTCATGTCCAAGGACGTCCGGCGCGTGATCTCCGATGGCATGCTGAACGAGCGCTCGCAGGGCCAGATGATCGAGGAGATCATGGCCCGGTCCGACGCATCGGTGCAGCGNGCCGAGACGATCGTGCGAACGGAGATCATGCGGGCCACGAACGCCGGGGTCACGGACCGGTACGTCGAGGCCGGGGTGGACGTGGTGGAGTGGGTCACCTGCGGCGACTCCCGGGCNTGCAGCAGTTGCGCGGACCTGGACGGCCGGAGGTTCCCGATCGGGGACGCGCCGCCGAGGCCGCTGCACCCTCGGTGCCGGTGCACGGTGGTGCCCGTGATCACCGCCCCGGGGAAGGCCGCGCCCAAGACGGAGTCCTGGGAGGACATGCAGCGCGGCGCCCGGGACGGGCCCGGGGTGGTGCACTGATGGCGTTCTCCCCGCCGTTCAGCCTCGCCGAGCACATCCACGT